TGGCATCTGCCGCCGTGCGTGTCCCATCGAGCATATTCGGGTTTTTAACCACGGTTTTAAACCACGCCACCGCCGCCCGGTAGCGTTCGTCCACAGCCTGGTTGTAGCCGGCCTCGTAGAGGTAGTAGCGTGCGATGTCGCATACTTTCAGCTTCAGGACGTGCGGTACGGTATCGAAGGACAGGTTCGCCGCCTTCAGATACGCGCCCGCCTCGGCGTCGGCGTCGGCAATGGCGGTGTCCAGCACGGCGTAGTCTATGCTGTCGTAGCCGTTGCGGCCGGTGCGCTGCGCCAATTCGGTTTCGCCGAAGCGCGTAATCATGTCCTCGCGGGTAATCAGCATGGTTCTTCCTGTTTTCAGACGGCCTTTAAGGCCGTCCGAAGGGTTAGGCGGTCAGGGTGGCCACTAAATCCGGGCGCAATACCAAGGGCAGCGGGTTGGACTGCATTTCCAAGTCGTAGCCCTTGCCGAATTTCATCGGCTCGCGTTTGGCGTAGTACGGCAGGGCGACGGTATTGACGGTTTCGGTATAGTTCGCCGGGGCGAAATACTCCTCGTACAGCCTGCCCGGGCCGGTCGGCAGCAGGATGGCTTTGTCGTCGTCGAGTTTGGCCTTGCCGAAGTTGCCGGTGTAGTGGATGAAGCGGATGCCGTTGTGGACGAACTCTATCGGGTTGATGCCGTCGGCTTCGCGGTAGGCCGCGCCTTCGCGCCAGCGTTCGTACAGCGGTTTGACGGATTGGTGGTACTTCAGGGCTTCGATAAATTCAAAACCGCACAGTGCCACCCAGCCCGTTACCGCCGCACCGCGCAGGGCCGAACGCTGTTTGGCCAAGGCTTCGTCGATTTGCCTGCCGACCTCGGTCGTTTCCGTAGAGAGCTTCATGTCGTAGCTCTTGCGGGTCAGGCCGAACTCTTGATAAATATCGTAGATTTCGCTGCCGTCGGCATCGAGGATTTTGCCCAGCAGCGCGCCCAGCATCAGGTGTTCGCGGGTGTATTCCAAGTTTTGTTTGCCGTCGGCCAGCTTGGCCTCCACCTTCGCCATCACGGTTTCGGCCTCGGTTGTGCCGAAGGCGCGCAAACCCTGTACGTCTTCCGCCAATACGGAATCATGCACGGGCAGGTGCGGGATGCGGAAGGTGCGGATATTGCGGTTTTTCACCGGTACGGCATCAGGCGTGCCGCCGTCGCGCGGTTTGGCCTGCACCAGCTTCAGGGTGGTGTCCTGCCGCTCGATATCCACTTTGGTATCGGACAGGTAGACGGGTTTGAAAAGTTCCAAATCGCGGATTTGGGTTGGCATGGCCTCAATGGTGCCGATGGCGCGGGTCAGGGCGCGCAGACCGAATTTGCTGTTGTCGTCCAGAATCATGTTTCTGCCTTTTTAAGAAGTTATGCGGCGGGTGTGCCGGTGTAGACGATGCCGTAGGGGTCGCCGTCTGCTTTCAGGCCGTCGAGGTTGCCGCCTGCGGAAGCGGCGGCATTGACGGCGGCATCGGCCACCAGCGATAAATCGATGATGCAGTTGTGCGGCTGTACAATGACGATGCCGTCCTGCTCGTCGGTCAGTGCCAGCAGTTTCTTGCCGGCGCGCGGGGCGTAATCGACAAACGTGCCCGCCTTCGTGCCTTTGGCGGCGGCGACGGGTGTGCGGGTCAGCGGCGTAGCCTCCCATTTCAGGAAGTCGCCGACGACGCGGCCCAAGGTTTCGGCTGTGGTTTTCGGATCAGACATAATTTTTACCTTTCACGGTAGAGACGGAGAATTTGCCTTCGGCCTCCTGTTCGGCCGCAGGGGTGTCCGACAGCAGCACTTGGGGCAGGTCGGCGGCGGCCTTGGGTTTCAGATCGGCAATCATCGCGGCGGCGGCTTCGGGGTCGGCCGACAGCAGTACGGCCAGCGTCGCTTCGGACAGGCCTTGGAACTTGCCGTCCCCGTCTTCCTTAAAGCCTGCGGCGGACAATTTCGCTTTGACCTGGCTTTTCTTGGCAGCCGCTTCGGCTTCTTTCAGCTTTTTCTCGGCTTCGGCTTTTTCGGCCTTGAGCGTATCGACTTCCGCCTTCAGGTCGTCAAACGCTTTCTTTTCTTCGGGTGTCATGGATAACTCCACAGGTTGTTTAAAAATATCCGGCAAGGGGCTGCCGTCCGACAACACCACCGCCTCCGTCTCACTGTCGACGCCGACGGCGGTAAACGACACTTCGCGCACGGTACAGCGGCGCATAACGACTGCGGGGCCGTGCACCTCGCCGCTGTTGACGGTCAGGGATGCACCCGCCTCCAGCATCTCGAAGGATTCCGCCTGTACATAAACGGACATCTCCCACGGGAAGCCTTGGTCGGCCGCTTCGGCAATCTGCGTGCCAAATTCGTTCGACAGCAGGCTGCCCTCGGCAATCAGGCCGTCCGCCGTGACTGACAGGCGGCACACGCCCGCCATCTTGACGGGCGAATGCTCGAGCAGAACGGGGACGGACGCTTTGTGCCGCAGCCCTTCGAAGTCGACGACGGTCTGCGTGCCGCCGTAGCCGAATGGCTTGCCGCTGTTGGCGGTGCCTTTGAAGGTGCGCACTTCGTCCGCGCGGCCGGCCAAAGCGACCGGCAGGGCGGCGGAAAGTTTGATTTCAAGGGGTGTTTTCATCATGCCGCCATTGTTACAGGCAAAACAGCGCGTTATGGTCAGTCTCACTGCATCAAGTGCCGACGGGCAGGCGGCGGGCATAAAAAAACCGCCTTGCGGCGGTGGGGATTTTTTACAGCGGGCAGCTTGTCGTATCGGGGAGAAACCTACTTTAAACCCGCTTTAAAATCGCGTCAGATTGATTTTATCGGCTATGTATCCCCTTGCGCCTGAAACGGCCTGTAAACGCGGTTTTTGCAGGATGGGGAGATGCGCCGCCATATAACCTGACAAAGGCTATATTGCCCGATAGCTGTAAAGAGGCTGTAAAGCGCGTTTTTTAGGGCATACGGACGGCAGGGTAATACCAAACCCTACCTAAAGCGTTCAAATGCCGTCTGGCGCGTTTTTCGTGCGCTTTATCAAAAATGGGTGAACCATGGTTTCACCGAAGATTAAAAAACCGTCCGAACCTGTAAGGACTGCTTACATGTACGGACGGCTTCTGTGGCGGGCTGTATCAGGCGGCTTTGGCCATAAATCGCGGGTCGGCTTCCAGAGCGGCTTTGAGTTCGGCGCGGTAAGGCTTGACCGCTTCTAGCTTATCGGCGGCTTCGAGTATCAGGCCATAGACGGCCATGTAGTCCTGCTCAGGCGCATCATCTATTGCAAAGGTTTCCCAGTTCCCATATTCAAACTGTTCGGCATAGCTCGGTGCGACTTGATACATGCGCTCGACCATATATTCAAACAGGGTTGCCGAAGCTTTTTTGTCTAAAAACACTTCGGTATATTTGCCGTCTATTCGGCTTATCCAAATTTCTTGCGGGGTGCTCATTTTGATTTATCCACCAATAATCTGATTCTATCTCGTTGTTCTTTAGGCAATGATAACACATACTCTAGGATTTTATGACGGCTTACCGCATTCAATCTGCGAAAATCTAAAGGTACGATATCTGCCTTTTGCAGGTGCGACTCAATTTGTGCAATCTGCCGTTCCATCCCCCGGATAATGCTGTCGTTCAGTTTTCCTATTTTAAATAGGTCGCTGGCATCCCAGGTATACATAAAATCCAAGGTTTGCCACTGTTCGCGCGGCGTATCTTCCACCTCTATCAGAAAGTCGGGCTGTTTTACGCCTTTGCCCAAATCCAAATCGAACACTTCCAGCCTGTCTCCCGTGGCTTTCTGCCACGCGGCGGCGGCTTCGGCTTCATGAACGGCGGTATTGTTGGCGGCATTTTGTTGCGTCAGGCGCGCGACTTCCTTTTGCGGCACTCTGTCCGGCAAAGCCAGCACCTTCACCGCATCCGAAGGCATCGAATACCGCTTGTCCAGCCATGTTTCGCGTTGGGCGATCATCTCTGCCAACGCGGCCTCGCCGTGTTTGTCGCCGAACAGCGCGTCCATCGCACCCTGCCTGTCGCCGTGGTTGTGGGCGAATGAGGGCGTGATGTCGTCGGGAATCAAAACCTTCTGCCCGGTGCGCGGGTTGGTAAATTCGACCATCTCCACATCAGGTTCGCCGCCGATGCCCTCTTCTTCCGCCTGCCGCTTCGTCAGGGCGGAGACGGAGCATTTGCAGCCGTAGCCGTTCGGGGGGAAGATGACTTTCCAAATATCGTGTTCCACAGGCAGTATCAGGCCGTAGTAGCGTTTGTGGCCGTCGCGCGGATGCCCGGACGCGCTCTTGTTGTAGCGCAGGTAGGGCAGTGCCTTTTTGTTTGCCTGTATCCTCTGCCACTGTCCCGCCGCAAAGGCGGTGCGCATGTTGGTGTCGAAGATGGTTTTCAGGCGGCGCGTGCTGCCGAGTTGTACCAGTTTCGGCTCGCCGTCCAGCGGGTCGGTCATCACTTGCTCGCCCCACCATCCTTTGGCCATTAAATACGGTTTTAAACGCTTTTTAAAATCGGCAAACGCCGTGCCGTTCCGCTGTGCGGCTTCGATGGCGTCTTTGACTTCGGCAAGCATATCCGCGTCCATCATCTTGGCGACGGTAAAGGCAAGGCTGTGCTGGTACAGCCATACGTCGTAATGGCTGAAGCCGGGCAGGATTTTCTTAGCCTTGAAATGCTCGAAAGCGGCTTTATCGACTAAGCCGGAGAAGTTGTATTCAATCCCGTCCATCGTCCGCCCCGTCCGCCCAAGCCGCAAGGCCGTCTGAAACCAAACGCTGAATTAAGAGATTGTCGCCTTTGCCCAAATCAAGTTCCGACAGCTTCGCCTCAAATTCGGCGTAGTCTTTGCAGCTTTCCAATAAACCCAACACCGCTTCCATCTTCGGTCGGGCAATGGCCTGTTCTGCCGTATCGGGCGCGTGACGGGCAAGGCCGTCTGAAAGGCGCAGGCTCATTTTCGCATCCGTTTGCTGCGGCACGGCGGGCGGTTCGCGCAGTTTAAAATGCGATTCTTCAAAGCCCAGCACGTCGCGGTAGTATTCTTCGGTCAATACCAGCTGCCCGGCGTCAAGGTACATTTTGTCGCGCTCGGCACGGGTTTTGTCTATCCGCACTTCGTCGTCAAACTCGAACCACACGCCTTTCGGGGCATGAATCGGCCTGCCGTAGGCGTTGTTGACCATGACGGCGGCGTCGACGAAATGCTGGGCGGCACGGGAGAGCATGACCAGATAGGAGGCGATGCGTTCGGCACGGTTGTTTTCTTCGGTTTCCTGCGCGGCGCGGCTGCCGGTCTCAAGGTCGCTGGTCTTGACCTTGCCCAGCAGGGTCTTTTGGATGCGGGCGTTGGCGAGGTTTTCCAGCCGTTTGAAGGCCTGGCCGTCGGCGGTGTTTTGCAGCATCTTCACATCGTCCTCGCGCTCGATGCTGACTGCGCCGCCGCCGAGAAAGTCGATAAACCGCCGCATGAAGCCGCGGTGCTCCTCGTCCGTACCGGCGTTGATTTTGGCCACCATATAGGGCTGGGCGTAGCGGGTGATGAATTGGGCGGCAAAGACGAAGCCTTTGCTGCGCAAGGCGACGGGGGCGTACAGCCGCGCGGCCGCCATTTCCCCGGCCGGGTTGGTCGAGGTGGCGCGGTGGGTCAGAAACAGGTACATCACATTGGTGTCGCACACCTCTTCGCCCGCCGTGCCCCGATACATCAGGCTGCCGTCGCGGTAGGGGACGAAAAGTTCCAACTCGCCCCGTTTGCTTGATACGTTGGCGATGCGGATGCCGTCGTCGCCCTGCGCGTAGACGTAGCGTGCCACGCTGTAACCGTTGAGGCGCGCGTCGATGACTGTTTCCGTCAGTGCGGCCATATGTTGCCGCAGCATTTTCCACAGGCGGTCTTTATCCTCTTCGGACAAGCCGTCGCCGTACAGCCGCCACGGCTTG